TAGAGAAATTAAAAGGTGATTAAATGACAGAAGATTTGAAACAAAAAGAAATACGACTAAGAAAAGAACTAGCAAAAATCAAGACACAGAATGCTGCCGAATCTAGGACAGTAGAAAAAAATCGTGACTTTGATATTGCGGGGATAGATGTAAGGACTACTCATAAAGCAACTCATGGTGGCGCAGAAGTTCCCGATGTAGTTTTACTTCCTAAAAGAAAGCGTAACCGAAAAGAAAATATTCCTTTCTGAGAGTGATATTATGCTTCTTAAAAACAGAGAAAAATATATAGAAGCAGCACAAACTAAAACTGAAAAGGAACGAGAAGAACGTATCAAATCTCAAAATTCTAAATATAGAACATACAGGAGAGTAATGAAGATACTAAAACAAATGAAAAGAGATGGGACATTTGAAAAAAGAAGTCAGAGATTAAACAAACTAATATCTTCAATATCCGGTTCATCTTCTCCTCAATTTAAATTAGAGAGAATTTTGTTTTCATTTAGTAAATTAAAAGAAGCAGATTTTCTAGTTAGTGAAATGGAAGATGCAGAAAATAAAGTTGAGTCGCCTAAAGAAATTCAAGATAGCATAAAATCATCTTTATTTGAGGAAGAAGTTGTTTCTACTTTAGTAGCCTCTATATATTCAGTTGATGCTGATGTAGAAGAAATAAAACAGTCGGGAACATTGCATAACCTTTATGATGAACTTGACCCTCCTCCCGAAATATTTTACTTACAAGGAGAACCTAGCAAAATAACAGTTGTTACTTTAGATGAAAGGGATACAGACGTAATAGATAGATATATGGATATAATATTTAAAGAAAGATTGCTTGATATTTCTACTGAGCCATATGAAACAAAGACTACTCTATTTGAAGTCTTGCAAGAATTATATTTAGATGCGTTTGGAGAGTATCCTACATTTATGATAAAATCTAAAAATATTGCTGGCTTTCTTTCCGGAATGAAATCTAACATATTAAGAAAACTTGGTAATAGAGAAACAAGCAAAGAACCTCCCATCATAAAACCTTCTCTCCAAGATTCTACTAATATTCTTCCTAAAGATAAAAGTTTTACACAACTAATTGAAGAAAGGATTGAAATTCTAAAAAATCAAAGAAAAATGTTAAGATTAGAATTAGATATTTATTCTAAAATAAATATTGAGAAGGAGATGCAAAAGTATCAAGGTATAATCGAAAAAGAAGTTGAGGAGGCCACTAAACAATTTGATGAACTTAGGCAAAGATTTTCACAAGCGAAAAAAGAAAAAGAGGTTTTGGAAAATAAGAAAAAATCTATGGAAGAAGCAGCAGGAAAATTAACTGCTTCTGAATATGTAAAAGCAAAAGAAGAAATTGATAAGGTTGATGAGTCTCTATCTGAATTTTCAAGAATACTCTCTGTCCTACAAACAGAAGGTAGAAAATTGAAAAGAAAGATGGAAGTTTTAGGTAGGGCGGGGATGGCCGAAGAAAGTGTTAGAACCAAAGTAGAATCTGAACTTTATGATGAATTTTCTGAACAGTTAGATAATATAGAGGAGTTAAGCCAAACCATTTCTAAGTTAGAAAGAGAATTATCTTTACCTAAACCGATTAAAAATAAAATTAAAAGGGTAACTAAAAAATTTGACCCTAACGTATTAGAGGCAGATGAATATAGAGAATATATTACGACTCTTACTTCTTATGAAAGAATATTAATGCAAGTAGGCAGAATGATAGGTAAGGAGATAAAAGAAATGAAATCTTACTTAACTAAAAATCAAAACGCTTTAGAAAATACTGCCGATTATTTTATTCGGCTGGCAAATTCTACCGATGAAGAAGAAAACGAAGAAAATTTAGGAATTGTTAGGAGATTAAATAGAAAGACTTTAACTGAATCTGACTTGGAAGAAATACAGGAGAACATATCTGAAGCACTTCAGTTGAGAAGAAAAATAATCAATATAACTGAAAAAGCAAAGGAGGAATAGTTATGACTTGGGATTGGTATGGAGATATTTTAAAAGATGAAGGCAAAATATTGGCTTCATTAGATAAAAAGCAAAGAAAGGCGTTAAAGAAAACCCTTCAATCCGCAGAACCTAGTGAATATTTTGGTCAAGATTTTACTAAATTAGGGGAACTTTTAGATATGGTTAAAGAGTTAGATTTGGTTAAAACAGATAAGACATTATCTAAGAAGTTAGAAACAATGGATGAGGCCAACTTAGATATACTAGCCACAGCCAGCAAACTTCGTAAAGAGTATGAAGTTCTTTATAGGCAAATTAGAAAAATAGTATATCCAAAAAGAGGAGGAGATTTAAGATGACTTGGGATTATTATAATGTTGAGAAGGAGTATAAGGAATACAATGGATTCTTTGCAAATAAACCTGAATTAGAAAAATTATACAAGGCGGTAGAGACTTATTTAAGAAATGAAAGGTCACTTGAAGGATTCTCCGGTAGGGAAGAAGAAGAAGATTTTGGCGATGATTTTAGAAAAGAATTAATGCAATTATTAGAAAAGATTGGTTATAGGTTAAATTATTAGGTGATTAAATGACAGAAATAAATGAAGAAATAGTAATGCTACTAAAGACATTAGTAGAGAGAGTTCAGCAATTAGAAAAAGTAGCATATAATGATGACAATGTTTTAATGAAGTCGGGATTTGTTGTTACTAATAGCCCTACCCCATCAATGAATAACAAAGCCGCTTCTGCATTTTCTATGGATAGTGTGGCTAATATGTCCTTTGAAGAAATGGCTAAAATAATTGAAAAAGCAGGTGGAAGATAATGACTTGGGATTATTATAATGATAAAGAAATAAAAAAGAGCGAAACTTATAGTATGGTTATGTCTGTAAGTGTTCTTCTAGAAAGAAACGGGGAAGATGTGCAATCAAATGAAATCGGTATTTCTGAAAGAGAATTGCATGGAATGGTAGAAGATATTCTACAACAGGCCAAAGGCACAAGATATTCTACTGAAGTAGAAGATGATGAAGGGGAAAAAACTCTTATCGAAGTGACTATTGAAAATGTTTCAGAAAACAGGTGAGTAAAATGACTTGGGATTATTACAATATTGAGAAACGAGAAATAGATAGTCATTTTGAAGGAGTATCTTTAGATGACATGCACCAACATTTACAAAGTGAATTGTATAAACTTAGAGGCGGGCCAACAGGATTAACTAAAATGGATATTAAACTATTGTCTTTAATTGAGGCAGTTAAGCAACATGGAATAGGTGAGTAAAATGCCGGAAAGAATGACAAAAGAAGAAGCAAAAATACAGCGAGCAATCGAAGCCGCTAGAATAGCAAAGCAAACTTTACTAGAGGAAACAAGGGATAGAATGCCACTAGAGGTAGAAGAAGATTTAGTTAAGGTTACTAGACCAAAGGCTGAAAATGTTACCATCAAAGTCCCTAATCAAGACAAGGAAGGCTACGGTCTTGCAGGTGTAGAGAAGGATTATACAATTAAAAAATCTGATTTGTGATGTTCTATGCCACTAACCGGCCTTCTATTTGAGAAGGAAACTGAATCCGTTTCTGATAAAATTCTCTCGCTCTTTGAAAAAACTAGAGTGGCTTATTTATCTGCTAAAAGCGACCCTAAGAACTACGGTTCTAGGTGGAGAAAAACAATCGAGAATTTAAGAGATGAATATGATAATCTAGATTACATAGGAGGACAACTAAAACAATATTTGGCCGAAGATATTCTAGAAAGAAAAGACGCTATGAATCCCGAAAGCCCTACTGCTGGAAAAATATACAACGCAATCAAAATGCTTAGATTTGAATCTGAAGAAGTTCAAGACCCATTTGCTAAAAGATTCAAAGGAGATGTATTAGAGGCATTACTAACAGATAGCGGAGTCATGATTAAATTTATACACTATGCTTTAAGAAGCGATGATGAAATCCTACCCGATGAACTTTATTCTATCAAAGATATAGAGCCGGATGATATAACCGTTGGTCTAAAAGGTTTAGACTTAGACCCTAAAGATATTCCTCTTTACATAACAGAACATTATGGTGACGGTAAAAATTCTAAAAAAATAGAATCTAAATTTAAGAACGGCCTATCTCTCTTAAAATTATTTTTCTTATCTAAAAATACTGAAGAAGAATGGAATAATCTGATGGGGATACAACTTAACAAATCTATAATTAAAGCAGAAAAGTCTCAAGAAGAAAAAGCAGAAGTAGATTTTATAATACCTAATAAACCGATGTATAGAATTTTTGAGATAGAAGATATGAATGAACTACAAGGTTTTAGTGGAGAATATGTCATTCAAGAAAAATATGATGGTATGAGAATACAAATTCATAAAATAGATGATAAGGTCAAGATTTATTCTTATAACGAAAAAGACATTACAGAAAAATGTCAAAAACAAGTTGAGATAATGAAGAAAAAACAATTTGGTGATTGTATTTTAGATGCTGAACTTATACTATTTGATGGTGATGATTCTTTACATAGGGCGGATACTATTGCTCATGTATTCAAAAATCAATATCAAGATGCAGAATTAAAAGCGCACGTATTTGACATAATGAGACACGAAGAAAGAAACATGGCTGCTGAAGAATTAGGAGAGAGAATAAATACTTTATTCAATAATTATTCTATGCACTCCGATGAATACTTACAGTTTCCTTCTAAAAAAGATACTAGAATAGCAGATAATATGAAAGACATAAAAGAATATAGCGAGGCTATTATGGAAATGCCCACTGCTGAAGGAGTAGTAATAAAAGATATTACTTCTACTTATTATATAGGAACAAAGAAAAATCCTAAGTGGATTAAATGGAAAAAATTTGTTGATTTAGATTTGATAGTCTTAGATAAAAAGAAAACTAAGTCAAATATGTTTTCATATTCTTTAGGTGCGGGGCCAGCAGAAGGAGATGGAAAATACATTAAAGTCATAGACAAAATAAAGTATATGAATGTGGGTAAGGCTAATAATACTAAATTAGTTTTGGATATTGGAGATATTTTGAGAGTTAAAGTAGATGAGGTAAAATTTAGCGGAGATAGATATACTATTTATGGCGCAAATCCTATTGAAATACCAGAAGTAGAATATCCCGATAAAATAGTAACTTTAGAAATGCTTTCTAAAGAAACCAAACCTACATTAAAATTCAAAACTAAGGCATTAGAGAAGGGCATACTAATTACGGATTATGTTCATGGTGAGGCAATACTAAAATCTATGGATGGCTTTTCTTTATATGAATTTGAAAGAGATAATTTAATGTCTAAACACGCTATGATGAATTTAAGTTCTTGGAAATCTGACGCTGAAAATATAATGAAAACTAAACAAAGTGAATTAACTGTGGCAGTTTTTCAACAATTAAAAGAAAAAGGGCCAATTAATATTAAAGACTTGCACAATTTTTTAATTAAAGAACATGGTAGATTATACGACAATGTATTAGAAAGTAAAAAAGACAGACTAATAGATTGGTTTGATAATAGAGATGGAATAACCTACAACAATAGAGAAAAAAAATTTATTGCTGATTCAGATAAAATAATGTTAGCAGAAGAAGAATATAAAACTCCTCCGGAATACAGAAAGGGACTATTCAAAGTATATTCTAGAAAAGATGACAATCTTACCTTTGCTATAAAGTTATTAGACGAAACATTATATTGGACTATTGATATTAATTCTGATGATGATATTTTTGACTTATTTGGAAAAGCAGGAAAGTTCCCTGCCGAAGTAGCAACTAATATATCTCCGGATTCTAAAGTCATAGACGAAGGAGATATAACTTTAGGAGTTCAAAGAGATGGCTACCATGAGTATTTTATCAAGGGGAATAAATTTGAAACTAAAATGCACTATCGGATTGTTCCCGTAGAAGATAGGAAAATATGGTTGGCTTGGACTGGATTCAAACAAAGTCCTGCCGATAAAGAGGGAGATGAAGGCTTATGGAATATTAATGAAGATAAATATTCAAAGTTGCTAATAAATCCGGAAAAATGATAAACTATTATATACCTAATAGAAAAACAAGGGGTTGAGGAAAATGGAAACTTCCGTTATGATAGCGAAAGAAAATGACTTCCAAATACTCAAAGCACAAGACGATTTAATGATTGGAGGATATGCAAGCATAGAAATCGTGGATAAGCAAAATGATTTAATCACACTCAAAGCACTACAAGAAGCAGTAAACAAATATATGGAGAATCCAAAATATAGAAATGTAATGACAAACCATTCAAATGTTCAAGTAGGAGAAGTAGTAAAAGAATATAGAGATAAAAATGGAAAACTATGGAAAACAGAAGTAGATGATGTAGGATTTTTTGTAGTGATAAAATTAAGAGATGACATAGAAAAAGCAAAGGAAATAAACAGAGGGATTCGCAAAGGAACATTAAGGTCTTTTAGCATAGGGGGACAGGCACTTCGGAAAGTTAAGAAGCAAAATTCGGAATTAGGCGAATACAGCGAAATTAGCAAACTAGAATTACACGAAGTCACGATATGCGAAAAAGGAATTAATCCTGAAGCGAAATTTGATATTTTGAAACAAGAAAAAGAGGGAAAAAATATGAGCGATAAACTAGAAAAAGCACTTGCGGAACTTGACACTTTATTGGAAGAAGTCAATACCTTGAGGAAGGAAGAAGAAAAAGAAATGTATGGAAAGGAAATGTCTATGAGAGAAGGTGAGAAAATGCACGGTCACATGGATAAAGAGGATGAAAAAATGATGGATAAAGAAGACGAAGAAATGATGGATATGAAAGAGACTATGGAATACATGGATGACGAAGCAAAAGCACAGCCGGATTTGGGCGCAGGAGTTATAGAACATGGCAACCCTGACGACAGAGTAGTTGTAAGCGGTGGAAAGCCCGTAGGAGAAAAGCAAGCGAAAGTTGTAAAGGCTTTTGACAATGCAGAAATTTCTACATTAAATCTATCTCCGGAAATCGTAGAGAAATCTTTCCAGCAATACAAGGCAGAAAGACTAGAAGCAATGGCTCTAGAGAATCTAGAGAAAACCTTTGAGAGTCGTTTTGAAAACGAAGTATCTCAAAGAGAATCTATTATTGCAAAGAATAACTATGATGCAAGGTCAGAAGTTAGCGCACTAAAGGAAGAATTGGCAGACCTAAGAAAGTCATTTTCTTCAGAAAAAGAAACTATTCTCAAAGCACAGCAAACACAATCTGTTGCTCTACCATCTATGGATGATGTAGCAAACATGTCTTGGGCAGACTTAAACAGGCTCGCTGGAAATTGAGGGGGAATAAAAAATGACAGGATACATTAACACAATTAGAGACTTAGAACTAGAGACATATGGATATGGTGGCGCATTTGGCGGAAACGATATTCTAAAGCAAGCAGGAGTTACGCAAGGAATTTTCACTGCACACGATATTGCTGATGCCGGTGCAAGTGGCGTTACCGGAATTTCTAACACAACCGGACTTTACAATGTTCTTTACGGACAAAAAGTTTGGTCAATGTTGAACAGAGAAGTAAACGCTCTTTCTATGATTTCAAAGAGACCTTATTCATCTTCCGGATGGAGAGTTCTAAAGAGCCGACCTTTCGGTGGTTCCGGAAACACACTCGCTGAAGGACTACAAAGAGATGGAAGCGGAGGAGGAATTGGTGCTGATGATGCACAATTTGATGAGATTGGTGGAGTTGCTGAAAATGCAGGACTTTCTACTGCGGCAGATGGTCTAGGTTCTATGGCTCCAACATATGCTCAACTATTTATGAGTCCTAAAACAATTGCACATCAATTTGACTTCTCGGAGTTGGCTATGGAAATGGCAAAGATTGACGATGGAATAGGAGATATTAGAGCGCAACTTCGTGAAGATATGGGAATTGCTCACGCAGAAGCACAGAATATGATGCTCTTAACTCCTCTAGAAAACTATGGTGAGGCATCTGCGCTATCTAACATTGAGAGAAACTATACTTCTCTAAACAAGATAGTTACAAGTCGTGCGGAACTTTTGGCTATTGATGGCGGTGTTATCGCTACCGATACTACAAGTGCATCAAACAATTTGGGTAAAATATTTGGTGAAGAAAGACACACTGCTGCTTCATTCCTAGATTCTGAAGTAGATTTCGGAAGCGGATATGCTAGTGGCGATGTTCGTGCTTTCACACTAACTCTACTAAATAACATGATTCGCAACCTACGAATTGCTGGCGGTTCTCCAAAGGTTATTCTTACAGGATACGATACTATACAGGCAATCGCAGATTTGTTGCAAAGCCAAGAAAGATTCATGGATAGAAAGGAAATTGTTCCTACTGTAAATGGAGTTCGTGGAGTAAAAGGACAAGAAGTTGGATTTAGAGTAGCGACTTACTACGACATTCCACTAATTCCTTGTAAAGATATGGCTTCTACTGGCGGTGCTTCTACTAAACTGAGCGATTTGTTATTCTTAGATACAGACCATCTTTGGCTATCTGTTATGAGACCAACACAATACTTTGAGGATGGTATTTCTAATGGAAACCCGTTCGGTGTTGGCAGACTAGGAAACCAAGCACTTTACCGAACAATTGGAGAAATGGGCTGTTCATTCTTTAAGGGTCAAGGAAAGATTACCAACATTCAGTGAGGTGTTTTGATTGACACACACTGTAACACTGTTGGCTGACCATAAAGGACAGACAAGACCTAGAGTTTCCGGAGATGAATATTTCGTAGATGCAGTTATTGATATTACTAGTCACACTGCGGCTGGTGAGGAAATATCTGCGTCTTCTCTAGGACTTTCTACAATTAATTGCGTAATAATCACAGGACAAGAAAAGGGTATTGGTAACTCCGGATTTTTGGCGACAGTAGAATTATCTACTGCTGGTGCATATGAGTCCGGTAGTGCTTTCCAAATAGTCGCTACTGACTTTGATGGAACTAATGCTTCTGCTTCAAATTCTGATGACATTGGTGCAGTTAGAGTAAGAGTTTACGGAAACCTTTGAGGTGAAATAAATGGCTAAGATTATTCTTAGTGAGACTTCTGTAATGGGAAGGTTGAGAATTGGGCGAGAAGAAATCACAAGAGAAGTTTCTTGTGAAATCTCCGCACTAAAAGGTCTGCTAAAAATGCAAGACCCCAATCTTCTCATTACATTTGAAGAATCAGATGAAGAAGAATTACTAGGCTTAGATGATAAAATTCTAGAAATATCTCAAAGAGTTTTAAATTTATCAGATATACCTAAAGGTTCTGATTTAGTTGCTCTACTTCTACCTAAGAAAAGTGTGGCAAAGAAAGCAAAAACCACTGCTAAAAAGGCCGCTAAAAAGGTAAAAGATACAGTAGTTCCATCGAAAACTGAAGAAATTGTAGAGGAATCTCCGGATTCTGAATAACCAATATCTTCAAGTATCATTGATGTAACGACTATATGAGGAGATAATATGGATACTTGTAGGTCAAGTGGAGTTTTAACTGCAACTGCTGTTATAGCGGCTCATCAATGTAGATTAAAAAGCATACACGTTTCGGGAGAAGCAGGTGGCCCTGATGTTGTCACTATCAAGGTTTTTGATTCTAAAGATTCTACCTTAACAGGAAATACAGAATTGGCTAGAGTTGTATTAACTGCACCTCTTGGCCCGATTAATATCGAGTATGATATGCACGGAGTTTTGGCTAGAGAGGGTTTATTTTTACAAATACTAAATAGTGAAGGAAGTCCCGATGCTACCACAAGACATGCAGTTTCCATAGAGTTTAATTGAGTTGATAAAATGCCAGCATTACAACATGATACTAGATTAGTTATGACTATCCTATTTGTAGGAACAGTTAGCGGAGCGAATGTTTTCTTTTATGCTAGTTATGGAACTAATTTTCCATATACTACATTATCTCATGCAACATTATTTGGTCTTATTACAGTGGGGTCAATAATGATACTAAAGGCAATTTTTGATTTAGCACTAAATGAAAAAATAGAAATGTATTTGTTAGATAGAAGGGTTAATCACTTTTGGGCGCAAAAGAGAAAAGAAGAAGAACAAAAGGGAAAGATTCGTGAAACGATGAAAAATTATACTACAACGTATAATACACAACCTCAATTTTCTTCTCAAATGGATACAGACGGAATAGGAAATGAATTTTTAGCGGCTATCGAACAGTGAGGTGAATCCTTTGGTTTTTACCGGCTTTGATGAAAGTGCAATGGCCTATGATTTACAAAGGGCGCATTCTGCTGATATTTGGTTTCTTAAATTTAGAGCATATTTTTGGGGAACTTGTGCGGCTTTGTCGGGTTTTCTAATAGGAAATATTCTAGGAGTTTTTGATATAAATATTCTAGGATGGATTTTAAATTCTATGCAAGACGCTTGGAAATATACCTTTGGGTGATTAAATGTGTCAGTCCTTGCAGGTTTCGCAATAGTAGTTACTGAAGCAGCAATAGCATTTTACAAAAGAATACACGCTATAAACTTCGGTGTTTATGGTGCTACTAAAGTAGGCAAAACTACTTTGCATCATCAGTTAAGAACTAGAGGTGAAGTTCCCGATATTAAAAAAAGAACTGTTGGATTACATAGGGGAACTAGAAAAACTATCAAATTAGATGGAGAAACTCATACTTTGAAAACGGCTGATGTTGGGGGAGAATCTTTCTATTGGAAAGAATGGATAAAAGATATGCGAAAGCGTAAAGTGAATTATATTATTTTTATGATAGACCATAGGCATTTAGAAAGTTCTGCAAATTTAGACCATCAATTAGCATGGAAATTTTTAGTAGATGCAATATGTTCTTCTACTTGGCCCGATGGAAAAAAGAAAAAAGAAGCAGACTACCCTATGGCTATTGGTATTTGGGCTAACAAATATGATTTATGGGGAAAGCGTTATTCTCATGAAGGAGAAATACAAAATCACCCTATCTACGAGCCTTTTAAATATGGGATGCAAAAATTAAATGATAAAGGAATACCTACTTTCAAGTATATCGTATCGGCTAAGTCTCAGCCCGAAATGGTTTACAAAGGAGTTACAACAATGATAAAGGACTACTGATTAAAATGTATCAACAGAAAATAATAGACAGGCCGACCTTTACTGCACCCTCAGTATTTTTACCACCTTTGCAAAGAGCAAGAGCAAGTGGCCCCGTAGAGGAATATAAGTGCATTAATATTAAACCCAAAAAGCAATTGAAGGAATTAGTTAAAGTTCTATATCCGGAAAAAAAATCATTCTTAAAAATTAAATATGGTAATAAATTTAATTTAAAAGATAGGTGCGTAGTTTGTGGAATGCACCACGTTTGGGATAGCGGAGATTACATGAGACCGCCTATTCCTCTAACACAAGTATTGAAGGGTAGGCCCATGAGAGGAACTTATTGTCCTAAACATGCAGGTATTCACAGACAAATGGAAATGCTTCAGCAACAAATTTTGGCAGAACAACATGGATTAGAATTTAAAGCATTTATTCCTAAGATGCCAAAGTTACCAAGAAAAGGGCCATTGAATACCTTGACCAAAGAAGATGTAGCCTCTCTTTCTAATGCCGGATGGCTTATTAAACCGCCCACATTAGGAGATAATAAGTCGGCTACTGATGAGGCGATTGAAATAGTAGGAGAAATAAATATTCTTACGGATAGATTAAATCATCTCATAATACAAAAAGGGGCAAAAGTAGAGGGAGAGGACTAAAATGTTAGGGACAAGTAACAAGACAGTTTTGGGTGCTGTTCAAGCACAAGGAGACCAGCAGTTCAAGAATGTAAATAATTTACTTTCTTTGCAAGACAACCATGTAGAGGAATTTTTCCAATATCACGGAGATAAGTTTTTGAAAAGTTTAGAGCAACTTATGGAAGATGTTACTGAAAGAGTAGTAAGCAGAATGCTTTCTAAACTTCAGTTAGTTCAAGATGACACTACTAAAACAATAAAGGTTCATCCCGATGCTCTTAGAGAATATGAAGGAATTACTTCTGCTAATATTGAGTTAGATATTATGAATCTATTAAATTCTGCGATAGATTCAGAAGTTATTAATCAGAGAAAAATGGCAAAATCTCAGTTCCTAGAATCTCAAGGATTTAGCGGAGGGCATCAGCAAATATCAGCAGGTGCAGCATTAGCAGGAGTTACAGGAACCTCTCAACAATATAATCAAGTTCAATCGGCAGTGGGGAACGGTTCGGGTTTCCCAATACCTCCTAGTGGTCAAGACATGTATGGGAGGCCATATTGGTTAGATGCAAACGGCCAAGCATCATATGAAGCCCCAAAGTCCGGACTTGGATTAGGTTCTAAAATACAAAAAACTGCTGCTTGGGCTAAATGGTTAATGTGAGTTGATTACTTTGCCTACTAAAGTAATTGGTTTTGATGGCAGTATTGCCAATTGGCCCACTGACTATATAGATATAATAAGAAATACAGTTACAGGTAAAGATGGAGAAAAGTTTTCATTAGAAGGAAGTAAAAATATATCTACCCTTGCTCAAAATTCACAAATAAGTAATTTGATTGAATTTGATAATGATTTATTTGTAGAAGAAGGATTAGAAATATTGAAGGGAATTGAAAATGAAAAAATATTAACTTTAGCAAAAGAAGGAAATCCTTCCGCAGTTTTATATCGAGATTTAGAAAGAAGTAGAATATTTGATGATGTTAAAGATTTTACATTGAAAGATATGGAAGATTCAGATAATCTTTTAAAAATTATAGGTTATAGTTTATTTGGTAAAGTTACTGATGAAGAACCCGAAGAACAAATTGGCCCTTATGAAGAATATGCGGATACACCGGCTGCTCAAAGATATGTAGAATCTTTTAGAAATATTCCGCAAACTGAAGCAGAAGGTAGAGATGCCCCAAATTTACCTGCTATGTTCATGACTAATAAGTATAAACCGATTGAAACCTTCACACTTAGGAGGAGAAAAATAGATACGTTAGATGAACACTACGAAGTAGAAATAAAAAGAGCATCCTCTAGTGATAAAGTTTCAGAATTTTTTTATTTTAACTACGATAATACTTCACAAAGAAGAAATTTTTTAGAAAGATTTTATCCTAATCTAGTTTATAAAACAACGGGAAAAGATATTTTAGACACTACTAGAGCCGTTTCACCAAATGTTTTGAGTGGGGATATTACCATTAATCTTGATTTTTATAACAAATTAATAAAAAACGGAAAGTATGTTAAAGCCACCGAAGCAGAAGAAATATTAGGTGATTTTTTGCAGGATGAATTTTATGAAAAGTTCTTTTTCAAGTTTAAGAAATTTTTAGAAGAATCTAATAAGGCTGACCCTCTTAGAGATGAAAAATACAAAGTATATTTTTCAGGAACGCTTAGAAAAATTCCTGTTAAGGATGCTACGCCTAAAACATTTAAAGTCAAAGTAAAAATACAATCAGTAGAAAAAGGAAGATTTGACATTAGCCCCTTTGCTAAGAATATAAGAAGAAAAGGTAAGAAACCTAATATTGATGCTATTTTACAACAGGAAATAAAAAATAGATTAGTTTTTCCTAAAGGTGTTTATATGCAAGCAGTAGAGGAATATATAGATAAGGAAATTGAACTATCAAATCTAAGCGATGAAGATAAAAAACAACTTGAAGGTCAAAATATAGATGTAGGTAAACTGCAAGAAATAATACGGGAAAGTAAAGAAGCCGCTACAAAAAGAATGCAAGAGTTTGAAGAATATTCTCAACGTAGGGAGTATAGATTTAATGAAAGATTAGCAGACCACATAGAAGAAATAATGGATAGATTCTCTGTTGTAGAAAATGCAATAAAGGAAGGTGCTTGAAATGCCAACCGTATTTTCCCCAAGCGACTACACTACAATTAATCCGGATTATTCTACCGGAAAAGGATTCTATACAGATAAAGACGCTATCTCTGATTTACTACAAATACCTGCATTTACAGCAGGGACAAATCCTACCCAAGCGCAGGTAGGTTCTATCATAAAAAGAGTAGAGGGAATGATTGATGATAAAGTCAAAAGGTCTTATCGCCCCATCCGACATGAACATGAAGTTCACAACTTTAATTTTAGTAGAAATCCAGCAGATTCTTATTTTGGAGGATATGTAGGGTTTGTTCAATTGCAACACATGAAAGTTAGAAAGATTGTTAGTCTACAAGTTTGGCAAGGTAATGCGTATAAAGAATTAGCATCTGCTCAAGCAAGTATAGAAATTTTAGACCATTCTAAACTAAATACAATAGTATTGACACTTCCCGATGGTTCTACAACCTTTACATTAAATGCTAGTAATAGTGTAGGGACATCTTTATCTGATTCTAATTTTAATAAAAAATTTGGCAATAAGACCACTGCCAAAGAAATTGTCGCTTTAATCAATGAGCAGTTTCCTTCCAAAACTTTTTCTTTTACAAAAGCAGATAATCGAAAAACTTTAACTGAAGATGGAGGAACTGATTTTGATATTTCCGATTTCTTTTATGCAAGCACTGACCCCGACAATGGAACTAAAATAAATATATCTTCTTTGTTAGAAGGCGAGGATGGTTCAGAATGTTCAATAGTTGCGACTGTTACAGCAGGAAGTGTTGCCGATTCTATTTTAGTTGAAGGATTTACCGATAGACAAGATATGAAAAGATTAGGAAGTTTCTTTAAAATTGGAAACGAAGGTCGTTTGTTTTTCTTGAAAGACTATCCATACCATACAGAAAATTCTGTAATCGTTTCGTATATTGCAGGAGATTCTAGAGTTCCTTCCGCAATACATGAAGCCGCTACTAAATTAGCAGCAGCAGAAATTTTAAGACACGATGACCAAACTATTCTAATTGCAGAAACAGGGGCAAATATAACTACTAAAGAAAAATATGATATTCTTAAAACTGAGGCTATGGCAATTCTAGATGGTAAGAAAGATGTAGTGTATATTATTGAGTGATAATATGTTTGAAGACATTAGCCAAAAGTTTGAAAAATATCTAGAAATAGAAAAGGAAAGAAATTTGCAAATGCTTGAAGTATCTAGATTATTAGGAGTGGATTTTACTTTTTCTGAAGAAGAAATAATTAAAAATGTAGAGCAAAAGATAGCAGACTATATGGAAAAAACTCTACAAGAAAAATTCAAAAAAATGGTTGAGGGAATATAATGGATGAAGTTAGTTTACTCATTGACCTTTTAGATAGCAATTGGTCAAGTTCTGCCACTACTTTACAAAGCGCAGGAACTATTACTTCAGACCATATTGGTAAGCCTAATATTATTGACATAAGAAACTTAGATGTAAATAGGGGTAGTCGCTATGATTTATCTTTAAAAGATTTAATTGTAATTTTTGAAGATAGCCAAACAATAGAATATCCTACCGTTCATTTTGACATAAGAAATGAAAACTATTCTTTTACACTTCATATTAGAACTGTTCAAGATGAGAGAGCAGGAACAGATGGAGATTTTGGCAAAGATAGGCTAAGGGCTTTATACTTGATAACTCGTCATGTGCTTGAGGGGAAGCGAACAGGATATACTGCATCGGATGGTTCTAAGTTTAATCAAATATTTGTAGGCTCTAGAAATGAATCCAATGACAGGAAAAAAAGAATATTCGGATATAAAATTAGTATAGAAGCAAAAAGATTCGCACTCTCAGTCCCATAGTAAGTAAGTAAGGAGAGGGAAGAATGACAAACACAGACATATTTTTAGGAAGCGGTGCAACATTATCATTAGTGCCGGAATTAGATTTATTTGCTTTAGTTAATGATAGTGCTAGTAGCACTATTAAATTAATACCTGAAGATGCCTTTATTGTAAATTATCTTCTAGTAAATAATTTATATGTGGGTTGTGTTCTAGAACTTTACGAAACGGGAACTACTTCTCCTTTGTCTGTTCATACTGTTACTGAAAATGATTCTACTTCCTTTACTATTTCACCTGCTTGCAGAACTCCTGCTTCGGGGGATTTTATAGTAATAAAGTCCTATGGCGCACCTAGCGTTGGGCAAAGAAATTCTTCTGTTAAAAGACTAAATGCTGACAATTGGTTAGGAATTTTAGAAAGTGCAGAGTTTCCAAATGTAGAAGTGGAAGTGAAGCAAACAAATCTTTCTTTGGGAGGCTCTAGAAACTTTACTCATCAATACAAGGGAATAGAAACTGCAAGCGGGGGAAACCTAAACATTGTGGCTAATCAAGGAACTTGGCTATACTATGCTTTAGGTGCTTGTGACCAAGTTTTAGCAAAAACGAATAATGACCATCCTACTAGTAAAACAGATGCTTCGGTGGCAGGAGATGTATATATTGATACAGGAAACGCAGGAGATTCCGGACAAAGCACAATTCAAACTCATTTGAATCAAGGGCCGATATTTTACAAGACAGGATATGCGGCTACCGGAACTGCGGGAGATGCTTTAACTCCTCCATTAGTAAATCATTTAGACTTACATACTAATACAGAACAGTTAGTGCTTCCTTCTACTCCTTCCTCTATAACAGATGCAATCACATATAGATTTATAGAGGCAAACGGAGAGGACTTACCTTCCTTTGCACTAGAACAATCTATTAGCAAACTAGTTAGTGGTTCTGAAAATTTGACAGATACTTCTGCCAATTTAGAAGACTTAAACTTCGTAAGAATCGCAAGAGGAAATAGGGTCAATACTTTTACTATGACCGCAAACGAAAATGAAGAAGTAAAAATGACTCTTGACTTAATGACAAGAACTGTTCACAAGTTAGAACAGAATGAAGTATATGAATCTAGAGGTGGTGCAGGAACTACCAATACTGATTTGTTTAACTTTGAAACAGATGAATTCCTAGAGCCATTCTTTTTCTCAAGAGGTTCCTTTAGTCTATTCGGACAACAGTTCCTAAAGGTTACAAATATGACTTTGACAATCAATAACAATCTACAAGAAAAGAGATTTATTGGCGTAGGAAATAATTCTATTCAAGACGCTATTCCGGCAAACAGAGGATACGAATTATCCTTTACTGCTCTAGTAACAGACGATTTACTCTTTGAGGAATTGTTCAACAGAAAAGAAAACAAAGGAACTTCTGTAGTTACAACCGGAACAAACTTTGCCACTGATGCACAGATTGATTTACAATTTGACAAGGCAAATGGAGAAGAAATTAATATCTCCTTCAAGAACTATTTCCTAGAAAGTGCAAACTTTACAATACCGGATGACAAAGGGCCAATAACTGTTGAAGCAATGGTAAGGCCTAGAGATTTGAAGGAATGCACAGTAAAAACACATTGGATTCTACAGGGGTGATTTTCTTGGATAAATATACTAAGAGAAAAATTATGGCAGAAAAACTCAAGGCTCCTAAGAAAAGAGGCCGACCAAAGAAAGAAGAGGTAGTTAAAGAAGAAGAAACTACTGAATAATTTTCCACCAACACCGTTTGTATGTTTGTTGGTTTAGAAGGTGGAAGAAAATGCTGAATAAAAAAATAGTAAGTGATAAGAGTGTAATGTTTGCACTCGCAGAAGCAAAATGCCATTGGGTAAAAGTCGCACCGGATTCGGATGAATATTTGAAAGTGTGGATAAAAGAACCTACATGGTTAGAAGTAGAAAAAGCGATTAATACATTAATGAAAATTGATGCTAAGAATCAGAATTTAGATATTGATTTGAATAAGATGTATCGTTACATGGTTGATAACTTTATTACAAAGACAGAACCATCTTTGTCTACTGTAGATTTAATTAAACTCACTCCGTTTGTCGGAAATCAAATTAAAGAAATACTACCGAATCCTTTCGAAATGTTATCGGAGGATGAGGAAAAAAACGAAAATTGAGGCGAGCAATTAGAAGTGGTCAGGGAGACCCTTCGATAGCAAGCCTCATAATGGTATATACCTTAGCAAGAGCGTTAAAGATAAGTCCTTTAGAAGTTTATCAAATGCCCTCGCAGTTAGTAAAAGATATGTTAGCAATACATGGATATGTAGAAGAGATGAAAGCAGAAGAAATAGAAAAGCAGACTAGAAAGAGGAAGTAACATGGATAGTAGTTTTGTAGAGTATATGCGTAATCTAGAACAAAGTGCTTCTAGAGTATCTGCTCTTGAAAGTAAAGTCGCTTCTTTACAATCTCAAATGCTTAAACAAAGTAGCGGGATGGAAAAAGCCGCTAAATCGACTATTAAATATAAAG